TCTCTGGGCCGCCCAGAGATGGGCGGCTTTTTTGAGCAGAAAGGACAAGACGATGGACATTATCAAGCTGGCAAAGCCCTATGTGTTTGAGGGCACGGAGTACGGCGAAATTGACTTGAGCGGCCTTGACAAGCTGACGGTGCAGGATGCCATTGACGCACAGCTGGCACTGACGGGCCAGCCGGGCGCGGTGATCCTGCCGGAGAGAAGCACGGCCTACATTGCAAGACTGTGCGCCAAGGCGGCGGGACTGCCCATTGAATTTTTTGAACTGCTGCCGGTGAGCGCGGCCCGCAAGGTGCGCGGTACCTTTACCGAGTTTATGACGAGCGACGCCGACGAGGACACGGGCATGGTGCTGAAGCTGAAAGCACCGTACACCTACAAGGGCAAGACCTACAAGGAAGTGGACATGAGCGGCGCAGCGGAGTTGACTGCGCTGGATATGGCGCAGGCGGAGAACGAGCTTGCCGCTGCGGGCCATGTGGCCGCAGAACCGGCGCTGGACTACCTGTACTGCTGCCTTATGGCGGCACGCGCCAGCGGCATGGACAAGGAGTTCTTTACCGGGATGCCCCTTGCGGAAGCGACGCACATCAAGAACGCAATGAACAGCAACCGTTTTTTCGAGTAAAGGGCGGCGGCAAGGGACTGCGCAAATGCGCGGTGCGCCTTGCCGGGGCCACGATGACAAGCATTGAGTTTTACTTGAAACTGCCGGTACGGGATTTTATAGAGATCAACAATGAGGTGGCGGCAGAATGGCAAAGACTACGGAATTAGAGCTTGCGATCAGGATTGCGGGCAAGGTTGACCCGAGCTTGCAGGCAGCGATCAGCCAGGCGCAGAAGCAGGTAAGCACGTTGAGCACAACGCTGGGAACTATTGGCCGCGTTGGGCTGGCGGTCATGGGCGTTGGGCTGGCCGCTACGGTGAAGGGCATTGCGGACTGCACGACGGAAGCCGAAAAGTTTGAAAGCCAGATGGCGCCGGTGGTGCGCTATGTGGACGGCCTTGCAGACAGCATGGGCAATGTGAGCGATGCGATGGCCGAGAACGGCAAGACGTTCAAGCAAAACCGCGACGAGCTGGCACGGTACATTCAAGACCTTAGCACAGAGATACCGCGTGACACCGAAAACCTGACGACCATAAGCGCCGCACTGGGCCAGAGCGGAAAGGGCGTTGACGAGCAGCTGAACACAAGCCTTTTGCGCGATGCCGCCGTAGCCGCAACGGCCATGGACTTGGACGACCAGACCGCGGGCGAGTACATGGCGAAGTGGGAACAGGCGTTTACAAAGACGGACGCGAACGGGCGGGCCGTTACGGACGAGAACGGCAACGCGGTACACTACGACCACGACGACGTTATGCGGCTGATGAACCAGATAAACTATCTGGGCGCGAACAACGCAACGACAGCTGCGGCAATCGCAAACAGCGTGAACCAGTCGGCATCCCTCGGCCAGATGGCGGGCGTTGCCCCGGAGGTGACGGCGGCCATTGTAACGGCTATGCAGGCAAACGGCGTTGCTGACGAGAGAGTGGGCACGACGGTTTCCCGCATTTACACGAACATAAGCAAGGGTTCGAGCGCCACGAAGAAGCAAAAGGAAGTGTGGGCTGCGCTGGGATTTGATGCGGAAGATGTTGCTGCATCCATGCAGGAGGACGGTACGGGTACGCTGCGGCAGGTGTTTGCCGCCATAAACGCACTGCCGAAGGACAAGAAGGTTGCAACGCTAAATACGCTGTTTAACCAATGGGCCATTGAGGGCGGCGCGAAAATAACAAGCAACCTTGACTTGCTGGACAAGACGCTGGGCGAAGTGCAGGACCCGGGAAAATACATGGGCAGCATGGAGCGCGAGTTCATCATCAACGCGAGTACAAGCAAAAGCATTGGCGCTATGATGGCAAACGCAAAAACGGCGCTGATGCAGGACATTGGTGATGAGTTTTTGCCGGTGAAAAAGCAGTTCAGCCTACTTGCCATTGACGTGATGAACGGAATCCGGCACAACCTTCCGCAGCTGCAAACGCTTGCAAGCACGCTGGCCGACATTGCAACGAAGGGCGTGACGGTGCTGGGCGATGCCCTGCAAAGCGCTATGCCATACATCCAGCAGGGGCTTGACTACCTGAACCAGAACGGCGAGAAGGTGGCAAAGATACTGGCCGGTGTGGCCGGGGCGTTTGCTGCCATGAGCATTGCACCGCAGGCCGAGATGGCCGCCAAGGGCGTGAGCGGTGTGGTGAAGGGCGGAGCCGGGATGCTGGGCAGCGCCATAAACGTTGTGGCCGGAAACCCGACGGGAACCGGCAAGCAGAGCATCGGATCGGCACTGCTGGGCCGGATCACGGGCGGCGTGGCGAACGCGGGAAGCGCAGTGACGAACGCGCAAAACTTTGTGACAGCGACGGGAAACACGAGCGGAGCGGGCGTAGGAACGCTGTGGGCCTTGCTGAAAAACAAAATTGCCGGAGGAAACAACGAGGAGCTTTTGCAGCAGGCGGCCATGACGCCGGGGCTTTTGAACTACATGCCGACGATGCGGCAGTCTATTGCGCAGAACCAGATTGTACAGAAAGTGATGGGCACTGTGGGGGCTGTGGCAGGCGGCGTAGGAAACTACCTTGGCGGCGTAGGCACGAGCGCAAAAGGATTTGCAAAGTCGCAGTGGAATTTGGCAGGCGGCATGGCGAACGGTGCCGTTGCAGGAATAAGCGGTATAGGCCAGTTCATCAACGCGGCGGTAGGCTTGCCGGGAGCACCTGCAAACCCCGGACAAGGCACAGGAGCAGCGCTGGCAGCTGCCGGAAAGCAGATGCTTGCCGGCGCTGGCGGCATGATAACAAACGGCGCAGCGGGACTTGTACAGGCAGTGGCCCCGTTTGCCAGTGCGTTCGGCGGGATTGCCTCGGCGGCGCTGCCGGTGGTGGCGGTGATCGGGTCCATTGTGGCGGCGGTGAGCATACTGGGCGACCACTTGGACGATATACGCGGCATCATTGGAAATGTGTTTGGCGAGAACGGCGTTGCGGTGTTTGACGGATTTTTGAATACCATAACGACGGTGAAGGACAGGATCGTTGGGATATTCAGCCCGGAGAATCTGGCGAGCGTGCGCACGGCGATTGTGGGGATGTTCGGCGAGAACGCGGGAACGGGCTTTGACAACATCGTAAGCATTGGGCAGAGCGTGATCGGTGTGTTCCAGCAGATCGTGAACTTTGGCACGCAGACCGTAAAGCCGATGTTTGAGAAGGTGTTTGGCTGGGTGAGCACAACGCTGCTGCCGGGATTGCTGAACGCCTTTAACGCGATAGCGCCGCAGATCGGGCCGCTGGTGACGAACATCGGCACGGCGGTGATGAATGTGGCAACGCTGATCGGAAACGCAATCCAGACGATCCTACCCGTTATTGAAAACATTGTGATGGTGCTGGTCAATGTGGTGGCAACGGTGGCACCGCCCATCATTGCGGCAGTATCGCAGATTTTTGCGAACATCTCCAACGTGGTGATGAGCTTGCAGGGCGTGTTTGACGGGCTGATCCAATTTATCACGGGAGTGTTTACCGGGAACTGGACGCAGGCATGGGAAGGCGTGAAGTCTATCTTTGGCAACGCTTTTTCGGCGCTGGTGGAGCTGTGCAAGGTTCCCATCAATGCGGTGATCGGAGTGATCAACGGCGCGATCCGCGGAATCAACTCCATTGTGGGCGGAGGCGTTACCATCCCGGACTGGCTGCCCGGCGGAGGCGGAACATTCAGCCTACACATGAACGAGATACCCATGCTGGCAAAGGGCGGCTTTACCGACGGCGTGAGCATTGCCGGTGAGGCGGGCACGGAGGCAGTAATCAGCTTTGACCCGAGCGTGCGCAGCGCCAACATTGCGAACTGGCAGAAGGCCGGACAAATGCTGGGCGTTGACCCGGTGCAGGCGGCCAGCGTGGCCGGCGCGGGAAGTCTGACGACGGACCGCGTGGAGGTGGCCGACATTGGCGGCGGCTCCCCTGCACCCGGCGGAACCACGGCGGTGGGCGGCGGAAGCTTTACGTTCAGCCCGAACATCACGATACAGGGCAACGCAGACTACAACGTGATGATGAGCGCCATGACGGACGCGAAGGACCAGTTTGAACAGTGGTTCAACGAGATGATGCGCAAGCAGCAGCGCACGGCCTACGCAAGGTAAGGAGGCGGAGAGTGTGAGCTATACGACGATCAGCGGCGACACATGGGACAGCATTGCCAAGACGGTGTACGGCGCGGAGCGGTATGCCGACTACCTGATGCAACAGAACCCAACGAAGATCAACGTTTTCCGCTTTGATGCAGGGGTGGTGCTTGCCACCCCTGCCCTGCCGGAGGAAAAGAGCGGCTTTTTGCCGCCGTGGAAATTTGAGGGATAGCAAATGGCAACGAGCGTAAAGGCAAGGCGCACCGAGATCAGCCTTTGGTACAACAGCACGCCGGTGAGCGATGAGATCGGGCCGGACGTGGAGAGCCTGACCTACACGGACTGCGCAAGCGATACCTGCGACAGCGTGGACATTAAGGTAAACGCACGGGACGAAAAGTGGCTTAACAGCTGGTGGCCGCAGCAGGGCGCAACGCTGCACCCGAAGGTGACGGGGCTTGACTGGAACCTTGAAAATGACCGCTGGGATATGGACTGCGGCCTGTTCGTACTGGACGATGTGCAGTACGGCGACGCGCCGGGAAGGCTGTCCTTGGGCGGCGTGAGCAAGCCTGCACAGACGGATTTCAGCGAGCAGGAACGGACTGATATATGGAAGAATACCAGCATACAGCGCATCGGCGCGACGATTGCCGGGCGGTACGGGCTGGGGTTTGCCTATGACGGGGACGACCACGACATTGAAAAGCGCGAGCAGAACGAAAGCGACAGCGAGTTTTACCAAAAGCTGTGCAAGGACTATGGACTTGTGCTGAAGGTGTACGCAAACAAGCTGTGGGTATATGACCGAGAACGGTACAAGGGAAAGCGTGCCGTGCAGGATGTGCCGCGCACGGCCATGAAGCCGGGCAGCTTTACCTACACAGAGACGCTGGCCGGGACCTACACCGGCGGCACATTTGCCTACACCGACCAGGACAAGGACATAGACATTACGGCCAGCGTGGGCGGCGGAAAACGCACCAAGAGCCTGAACCAGTATGCGAGCAGCGTGGCGGATGCCGCGGCGCAGCTGGTGGCAGCCTTGAACGATGCCAACCACGGCAGCCGGAAGATCAGCTTTACCATTGGTGGCAACTTTATCATCTTTGCCGGGAACAACGTGCGGATCGAGGGATTTGGGCCGAAGATCGACGGCAAGTATTTTGTGGACAAAACCACGCGGACGATTGACCGCAACGGATTCAGCTGCAAGATAGAGGCCAGCGGTATTGACGACCCGTTTTATGCGTGGCAGGTGGGCGGCAGCATAAAGATACACGAAAAGAGCGCCAGCGAAACGGCCACGAAGTACGACAGCACCTACGAGACGACGAAGCCTGCGGCAAGCGCCGCCAGCACAACGGCAGCGGCCAGTGCGGGAACGACAGCCGGAACCGGCGGACGCGCCGTGAGCCTTAAAAACTGCCCGCTGTATTACACGAGCGTGGCAAAGACCAAGAGCAACACGGTGAGCGGCACCTATTACCTGTACGACGGAATCCTTGTGGCAGGGCGCTACCGCATAACGAACACGGCAGCACGATGCGGCAAGCTGCCGGTGGGCAAGAACGTAACGGGTTGGGTGGACGCAAAGTACATCAAGTGAGGTGATGCAGGATGGCAACGGCACCGCAGGTGCGGACAGGCCGGGTAAGCAGCATCGACTACAAGCACGGCACATACGAGGTGGTGTTTGCGGACCGAGGAAGCGTGAGCTGCACCATCAATGCGCAATCTAACGGCGAATACAAAATGCCGGAGATCGGGCAGACGGTGAGCGTCACGATGAACGGCAACGGAACCGTGGCGGGTGCAACACTGGGAACGGTCTGGAACGCAAGCAACAAGCCTGCCGAGGGGTACAAGGGATTGTACCGCAAGGAATATGGCCGGGTGAACGGAGACAGCTACGAGCGGTACGACGCCAACACCGGTGAGTACACGCAGTATTGCCGCACGAAAACCGGGCGCAATTCCAACGGCGTGATCTATGACGAGTGCAAGGGAGCTTACACGGCCAGGAGCGGCGGCGCTATGACGCTGCGCAGCACCGGGGCCAGCGTGGGCATTACCGCAGCCAGCGGCGTAGGAATAACCGCCGGTGCGGCGGTGGACCTGCAAGCAACGACTTATGCCAGCGTGACAGCGGGCACGATGTACAACGTGGAGTGCGGCACGGACTACACCATGACGGTGGGCGGCAAGGGCACGGTGGAGATCACGGGAGCCTACTTTGAAAAATGCCTTGCCGCAAGGCGGTTGAAGGTGGACGGCGCGGACACAGAGAGCTACAACGGCGTGATACAGCGGTACTACAATGCGAAGCTGACCGAAAAGGTAAGCGCAGATTGGAAGGTGACGGTGGAAGCGAATGTTGAGCGTGAAGTGACAGGAGATGTAAAGCATACAGTGACCGGGGACATAACGCAGGAAGTAACCGGCGACACAACGCAAACCCTGACGGGAAATGTGACGCAGAGCATTGAGGGCGATGTGACGCAGACCGTGAACGGCAATGTGACGCTGACGGTGGGCGGCGCGGCCATAACCATAAGCAGCGGCGGCGATGTGAGCGTGAGCGCGCCGAACGTGACGGTGGATGGTGCCGCCGGAGATGTGAAGGTGGACGGCATAAGCCTGGTACACCACAAGCACAAGGACGGCGGGCAGGGTGAGCCGGAGAAGTAAGGAGGCGGCAGGATGATCGGAACACTGGGCAACGTGGTTTTTAGCGTAAGCAGCAACCGCGTACTGACACCGACAGGGATCAGCGGAACCAGCGGCAGCGATTGGGGTAGCCATGACGTTGTACACGGAAAGGTACGCAGCGAGTGGGTGGGACCGAAATGCAAGACCTACAGGTTTGACATGACGCTGCGGGCGCAGG